GATGTTACTTTTATTTCTACTGACACAACTTTGAGTGATGCTTCAGACACACTTATCCCAACACAAAGGGCTGTTAAAAATTATGTTGACGCAGGAGGTACAGCAGACAACCTAACTAGGTTTGTGCCTACTGGTTCTATCTTTCCTTACGGAGCAGCAACAGCACCAACTCATTACNTAATGTGCGATGGAGGCTCTATCAGCACAACTACTTATGCAGGACTATTCGCTGTACTTGGATATGCTTATGGAGGTTCTGGAAGTTTGTTTAATGTCCCTGACTTAAGAGCAAGAATGCCTCTTGGATATTCTGCTTCTGCACCAACAAAAGTATTTACATTTTCTTCAAGGTCATCAAACACAATTACAGTTACTTCAGATGTCCTTTCAAACTCAACTACAAACGAACTACAAACAGGACAAAAGGTAAACTTCGTATCATCAGGTTCAACTATTACAGGTCTTACAAGTGGTGTTGATTACTTCTTAATTAGAGTTGCACACAACCAGTTTACTTTGGCAACAAGTCTAAACAATGCAAATCAAGGGATTGCTATAACTTTATCAGGAGACGGAACTGGTACACGAACATTTACACTTACATACACAGCCAGAGCAATAGCAGAAAAAGGAGGTACAGAAATACAAGGAACTGTTCCAAGACATACGCACACAACCTCAAATGTGGCAGAAACAGGAGGCTCAGGTTCAGGAGGAACAGGTGGAGGTGATGAAACTACAATCAGCATTAACGAAACAGGGGAAAATGCACCAAACAACATGCCACTCTTTACAGTAGTGAACTACATAATAAAAATATAATGTCAAAATCAGTTTCACTAAAAATAGATAACTTTTCAGGAGGAGTGTCAGATGACTCTAGAGAAAACACAAGTACTAAATTTATTGTGTCAAAGCACTTTGATATATTCTCTAACCCACATCAGACTTACACCTTATCGCTCACTAGAAGCAGATACTAATGACGGAGTTACTGCAACAGGAATGAAACAGTACAGAGTATTAGATACATTATACGCATCCACATCAGCTAAACTCTTTGGACTTGGTAAGACAGCAGGAGGGCTTACAAAGATAGTTTTTAAGGCAGACGCTACTACGGGTAACTGGACACTTCCAGCGTCTTCAGAGGGAAACGGAGCAGTACAGAACGGCTGTTTTGTAGAGTATAAAGACTCTTTGTTTGGCTTTCAAGGGTCTAATCAAGTATGGAAATATAGTCTTCTTTCAGGAACACCTACGATTGCAAATAGTGCCTCATCAACAGGTGCAACAATCACATCAGTAGCACAAGGGCTAGTGTTTAACGATTACTTGTACTTGCCATACAACAACAGGGTGTGGAGAGCGACAGACGCTACAACCTTTTCAGATGGGTACTTAACATTGCCAACAAACTATAAAATAACTTCACTTTCAGAGTTCGGTAAATACATTGCTATTGCAGTTGCACCTATATCAACCTTTAATGGTGTTTCTAAAGTTTTTCTTTGGGATGGAACATCAACTGAGATACAGGAAAGCATTGACTGGGGAGAAGGAGAGCTTAGAGTTCTTGGAACGATAGAAGGAATGCTTATTGGTGTAACAGACAGATATTTAAACAATGCAGTAGGAGCAGGGCGAGGGTCAATGATTATACAAGTTTACTCAGGAGGTATTCCACAAGTTGTTAAGGAAGTCTTTACAAAGAAACTAACAGCAAAGACTATGCCTATCTCAAAGGCTGTTAAAAACAACAGGCTATTGTTATTCGCTGCGAAGATTATGACTAACGATGCAGGTACAGAGTACGATGAGGGAATATGGTCGTTCGGTAGAAAGAATGTAAACTATCCTTTTGCTCTAACTCTTGATGTAGTAGACGAAAACATAACTACTGCTGGTATTCAAGCCTTCGGTACAGCAGGAAACTTCTTCTTTATTACACACTCAAACGATGGGTCAATAGACAAGACAAACGATGACGCTGTATATGCTTTCTCAAGTGTCTACGAGTCTCANATAATTGACTTTGAAGATGTNGANTCAGATAAAAGAATAGAGATGCTTAAAGTATCTTTTAGAAAACTTGTTTCAGGCGAGACTGTAACTTTAAAGGTTAAGGCAGATGACGCAACAAGTTGGACAACAGTAGGGTCAGTATCAACAGTAGGGGAAATATCAAGGTCTTTTACAGGTATAGAGGCAACAGATTTAAACTTCCCTTCAGGAAAAGAATATAAGTTTCAAATACTAAGTACAGGTGGAGCAGAAATAACAGGGCTTACATTAAAAGCTACAATTTTAAATAACATTTAACATGAACCCTGAAATAGAAAAGCTAAAACAGGATATAAAAGATTTAAACGATGAGATATATCGAAATAACTTTTCTGCATCACAGGACTTTCAAAAGAAAGCAAGATTTATAAACAGATTAAGAGTGCCTACATACGCAGTAGACCCAACGACAGCAGAGGTAGGAGAACTTATTTGTGTAGCAGGTAAATTAAAAGTATGTTCAGCAGTAAATACATGGACAATTGTAGGGACTCAGGTCTAGCAAGACATATAAGTATTTTATAAGAATGTGAAGCAAAGCATAAAAATGGTATAATAAAATTAACATGGCAACAACAATAGAAAGTGGCGTAAAAAAACAAGGAGATGGCAAATTCTCTGTAAGGGTAGGAAACCAAAAGTTTAACGGACTATCAAGGTCTGATGCAAATTCAAGGTCTAAATCTGGGTTTCAAGTTGCACCTGATTCTTTGACAGAAAGTCCTAACCAAAAAACAAGGAACTTATCTTTAGGAATAAAAGCAGGAGACTCAAACGCTAGACGAGATTCTGCATTAAGAGGAACTATCACATCAGCATCATTAAACCCAGTAGGGAATATTCAACTTCCAACACAGAACTTTGGAGACAATCAAATGTCTACTATTACAGGAAACAATCAAGGTCTTACAAATACATCGATGGGGATTACCACTACTGAATCAGGAGGTCTTGCATATACTCCACCAACAGATGGAACGACTGCAACAGCGACAGACCCTGCAACAAATAACTTCCAAGCATATTTAAATACTATTCAAGGGTTAAACGATAAAAAAGAAAGTGCTTCTGATACCTTTAAAAGAATAGAAAAACAGTCAGGACTAAGACAAGCACAACAAGATGTACAAAACTACACATCACAAATAAACACCATAACAAGTAACGCACAAGCACAGTCTTTGTCTTTAGAAGGTCAAGGTAGAGGTCAAACAAGCTCATTCGTAGGAGGAGAACAAGCTCGTATTTCAAGAGAGGCAGCTATCCAAGCATTGCCTATTCAAGCACTACTAGCTAACGCTCAAGGTAACAAAGAACTTGCACAGACACACTTAGACACAAGATTTAAACTAGAAATGCAAGACGCTCAATCACAATACGACTACAAACTTAAAGTAGTTGGAGCAGTTTATGAGTTTGCATCAACACAAGAGAAAAGAAGACTAGACGAAATAGCACAAGAGAAAGCCAACGAGTTTACCCTTAAACGAGATGAGGCTCAATTCACAAGAGACAAGTTTATGAAACAAATGGGTATCAACGCAGATATGGCTATGTTTAATGCAAAGTTGTCAGCCGAGAGCAAAGCATCCGTAGGACAATACAGCGGGAATGTCGCCTCAAATGTATCATTACAAGGGCTATCTTCAGACCAAAAAAATAACGCTGTAATAACTTCTCTTTTACAAGGAAAATCAATAGGACAAGGTACAAAAACTCAAATGGCAAATGTGTTAGGGGTGATTAACGCTGCACAAGATATTGCAGGGCAAAGAGTTGCAGGTAAGTTTAAAGGAATAAGCCCATTTAATGCAGCACTGGATGTAAAAATACCTTTTACTAACATTGGAATTCCTTTTAGGCAAGCACTTACTTCCAAAGAAGGTACAGAAAATAGACAATACTTAGAAGCAATCAACCTTCGAACTCAAATTTGGGCATCAGGAGCTTCTCTTACTAAGACACAAATCGAGCAAGTAGATAGATTTACACCAAGACCGACTGACACCGATACTAAAGTAAAAGAAAAACTTAACGGACTTACGAATTTTATGCTTAGTCAAACTAAAACATATTTACAATCAGAAGGAATTGACTTTGTTCCCGAAAAAGTAAATTTGTTTGAAACAGCAGAACTTTTAGAAAAAGCTTCACCAGCACAAAGAGCAGAATTAAAAGCACAAGGACTAATATAAATTATATGGCTTTATCATCAGAAGAATTTTCAAAACTCACATCACGATTAACCTTTGAAAGACAAGGGAGTAGCACTGCTATGAATAAACCTAGCAACGACTTAACTTTACCAAAAGAAAATCCACAACAAGGCATAATGTCAGACACTTTTTCTGATGTAAAACAAATAGGAACAGACATAAGAAACTCGTTTAACAGAAGACAAGACAATATTAGTAATGCAAGTGGTATGGAACAAGGTTTAGCTTCAAAAACATTTCAAAATATAGGACAAGGTTTTGGTTTTGCCGGAGATGTTG